GCCCGCACATGGATGGGCGTGCCAGACGACGCGGTCGTGATTGGGATGATTTCCGCGAATAAGGGGGGCGTAGATAGGAAGGGCTTTGCTGAAGCCTTCCTTGCCGCCGCGATGGTGATGCAGAAGCACGACGACGTCTGGCTCTACCTGCACACCGAGCCCAGCCCCGCCATGTCTGGCCTTGACTTGCGGGCACTGCTCGCCGCGACGGGCGTACCAATGGACCGGGTCGCCTTCGCAGACTCCTACTCCTACCGCATGGGCATCCCCAAGGAAGCCCTTGCCAGCATCTACACGGCAATAGACGTGCTGCTTCAGCCGTCACGCGGCGAAGGTTTTGGCATCCCGGCCATTGAGGCCCAGGCTTGCGGCACCCCGGTCATCGTGTCCAACGCCACCGCGCAGCCTGAGCTTGTCGGCGACGGCTGGCTCTGCGACGTGCAGCCCGCCTGGGACGCACCGCAAGGCTGCTGGTTCTTCACCCCGCTGGTGCCGAGCATCGTCGACAACCTTGAGGCTGCCTACGCGCGAGGCCGAGGCCGATCCCAGCAGGCCATCGAGTTCGCCGCCAACTATGACGCCGATGTTGTATTCGACAAGTATTGGCGGCCGGCGCTTGACGTCCTGCTCGCGCCATGAGGGTCGCCTGGGTCACGCACCACATCCCCAGGGTTGAGGAAAGGCACGAGGCCTTACTGCCTGGGAAGTATGCGGGTGGCGCGGAACGGAACACCGACTACATGGTCACGGCGGCACCGGCTGGTGTCGAGGTCACCTACATTGAACCCGAAGCCGCTGAGAGCGCCGCAGACGAATTCTGGGACCGGGTAGTAGTCGGAGGCACCGACAAACTTTCCGAAGCCTCCATGAATTTCCTAGCGGCTCTCAGGCCCATTGTCTGGGTGCAGCACGCCCAACATCGCACACCAGCCAAGGCTGACCTGTTCCGGCAGGCCTCGCGGTTTCTGACGATGAGCCGGGCGCACATGGGCTGGGAAGCCGAGTGGACCGGGCGGACTGACGCCTTCATTCACTCCCCCGTTCCCCCGGACTGCGTCGCCCCCGCCGATAAGGAACCTTTTGCCTTGTTCGCGGGCAGACGCCACCCGGCCAAGGGGAAACTCAACGCCCGCATTTGGGCGCAGCGCCAAGGCTTGGAACTCGTCGAGCTGGAGAACGCCCCGCACGAGATCGTCCTTGACCACATGGCCCGCGCCAAATACTTCGTCCACCTCCCCAAGGAGCGGGACGCCTGCCCCCTCGTCGTCATCGAGGCCACCCTCGCTGGCTGCGACATCGTCACCAACTCCCTCGTCGGGCGGCTAGAGCCCGGCGACCCTGCGACCGTCCTCGCCGAACAGCCCCACAGGTTCTGGCGGATTGTGGAGGAAACAGCATGAAGATCGTTGTCACCGGCTCCGCCGGCACGTTGGGCGCCCCCCTAGTCGCCGAGCTGCGGGAACGCGGCCACGACGTCTGGGGCATCGAGCTCCAGCACACCGGCCAGCCCCAGACCGTGCGCGCCGACGTCGCCGACTACCGGCAGCTGCGCGCCGCCTTAGACCGCGTCGGCGACTTCGACCTCGTCTACCACCTGGCCGCCGAGTTCGGGCGCATCAACGGCGAGGAGCACTACGAGCAGGTCTGGCGCACCAACGCCATCGGCACCCGCAACGTGCTTGAGCTTCAGCGTGAGCGCGGCTTCCGCCAGGTCTTTGCCTCGTCCTCTGAGGTTTATGGTGAGGCCGACGCCGAAGCCATCGACGAGCGTTACCTCCTTGACAACCCGCAGCCGCGCCTCACCAACGACTACGCCATCAGCAAGCGCGTGAACGAGGAGCAGATCCGCAACTTTGCGGACCGGTACGGCACCAAGACCATGACGCTGCGGTTCTTCAACGCCTACGGCCCCGGCGAGCGCTACCACGACTATCGCTCGGTCGTCTGCCTCTTCGCTTACCGGCTACTGACGGGTAAGCCGATCACGGTGTATGAGAACTACCACCGGGTCTTCATGTACCAGGGTGACTTCATCGTGACGCTTGCCAACGCGGCCACGAGCTTCGCCCCAGGCGAGACCGTCAACGTCGGCGGCGACGAGTACGTCAGCGTGGAGGACATGGCAAACATGCTGCTTGAGGTCACGGGCGCCCACCCGTCTTTGGTAAACCGGCTGCCGCTGGACAAGCACAACGTCACCAGCAAGAAGCCTGACATCTCCAAGGCCAAGGCACTGCTGCACCACAACCCGCGCACGAGGCTCGCTCAGGGACTTCCCCTGACTGTCGACTGGATGCGGAAGCATTACGAAATCGGAGGCTGACCGTGGCGATTGCTAACGGCTACGCAAGTCTGAGCCAGATCAAGAGTGCGCTGCGCATCCCCGCTGGCGACGCCACCGACGACGCCCTCCTTGAGATGGCCGTCGAGTCTGCCTCGCGCCTCATTGACGCCTACTGCGGGCGCAACTTCATCAACGCCGGGACAGTCACCCGCTACTACAACACCGAGAACCCCTACGTCGTGCAGATTGACGACGCCCGCTCCATCGCGCAGGTTGAAACGTCCACGGGCCTGGATGGCGTGTACGACACGACCTGGACCATCGGCACGGCTGGCGGGCAGGGCGACGCCCAGCCGGAGCCGATCAACGACTACCTCGGCGGCGTCGTGTGGCCGTTCACCCGCATCCGCGCCATCGGCGACTACTCGTTCCCCACGGGGCCGGAGAATTCAATCAAGGTGCGGGCTGTCTTCGGCTGGCCCAACATCCCTGTCACGGTCACCCAAGCCACCGTTCTCCAGTCCTCCCGCATCTTCACCCGCCTCCAGTCACCCCTCGGGGTGGCTGGCTTCGGGGACATGGGAATCATGCGCGTCAGTCGCGGCCTTGACCCCGACGTCGTGCAACTCGTTGAGGGCTACCGCCGCGTCAACGGTGTCGCATGACCGCCGTCACCGACCTGCGCACCGGACTAGCCAACAGGCTTGCAACGATCACCGGACTGCGGTCTTCGGCGTACATCCCCGACAATCCCCAGCCACCCGTCGCCGTTGTCATGCCAGGCCGCATCCTTTACGACCAGGCCTTCGGACGCGGCTCCGATGAATACTCATTCACGATCATGCTCATCGTTGGCCGCGTAGCCGACCGGGCATCACAAACCAACCTCGACGCCTACTGCGCATCCAGCGGTAGTGCGTCGGTGAAGGCGGCAATTGAAGGCGACCGCTCCCTCGGGGGCAAAGCCTTGGACTGCCGAGTTACCGAAATGACTAGCCAAGGCTCTCTAGCCATTGGCGACGTCACTTACCACACGGCCGAGTTCTCGGTCACCGTCATTGCCGCCGGCTAAGGAGAGACAGGAATGGCAAAGTTTATCGGCAAGAATCTTCGGGTGAAGGTCGGCAATACCGAGCTCACCACAAGCATCGCTTCGGTTGAGGTCACGGAGACCGTTGACGAAATTGAGACAACCGCCTTTGGGCAGGCAGCGCGTAGCCGCATTGCTGGGCTCAAGGACGCCTCAGTCACTATCAGCCTGCACCAGGACTACGACGCCTCAAGCGTCAACGCCACCCTGGCGACCGTCTTTGGTGGCACGAGCACCGTCACCATCCTCGCGGGCACGAGCGCCACGCAGGGCACCGCCACGGCGACCGCTCCCCTCTTCACCATCCCCGTGCTTTGCTCGCAGCAGACCCCGGTCAACGGCCAGGTCGGCGACCTCGTCACCTTCGACGTCACCTGGCCCGCAGTCGGCGAGATCACCAAGTCCACCGCCGGGACGTTCGTCTAATAGCCAAGGAGACCCTGTGCAAATCGCATTTGAGATTACTTACAACGACGGGTCGGCGGCCGATACGGCCATCGCGTCGGTCGCCGACCAGGTCGCCTTTGAGCGCACCTTCGACCGCTCCATCGCCAACCTGTCCAGCGATTTCCGATTGACGGACATGTGCTGGCTGGCGTGGTCAGGTCTACGTCGCAAGAAGAACATTCCTGACTTTGACGAATGGCTAGGCATCGTGGCCGGCGTCGAGGTCAAGGAGGCCGGAGTCACCCCTTTGGAGACCAGTCAGCCCATTGGCTGATTGCCTACTTGGCGTGTGAGACCAGCATAGCCCCCTCAGCCCTGCTGGCTGAAAGCGACCGAATGCTATTCACCATGACGCGCTATTTGTCATGGCGTAGCCGAGAACAGGCAAAGGGGACACGCAATGGAAGTCACGGTTGAAATTGCCGGTAGCAGCGAAGCGCTGAAGGCATTGCGTGTCCTTGAGCCCACTGTTGCCCGCGAAGTTGGCCGGGACGTCACCAAGGTAGGCCAGCGCATCGCTGCCGCCATGCAGGCGACGACCCCGCCACTTCCCGCCAGCCGGTGGGTTGCGACATCGGGTGCTAGGGGTTCTCGTGGTGGCGCAGGCTGGCCGGCATGGCAACCAATCACCTACCGCGTCATGCGGCGTGATTTGACGGTGCGAGTTGTCGGCACATCTTCCGACCCTTCCATCGCCGCCATGTTTGAGACCATGGGCCGAGAAACCCGAGTCAAGACACTCCAAGGCCGCCAACTGATCGCCAACATGAATGAGGCGGCAGGCGAAGTCGCAAAGTCCGGCAAGAAACGTGGCCGTGCGCGTCGTGTCGCTGGCGAGCAGTACGCGAGCGCAATTCGTGACATCCAGGCAGCTGTCGATAAGGCGGTTAGCGAAGTCAATAGGAGGATGCCGTAATGGCACTTGGCGGGTCAGGCCGTGGCATCCAAATTATTGTTGGCGCTGAATACAACGACAAGGACATCAAACGCATTCAGCGTGACCTTGACAAACTTAAGGCGCAAACCGACAAGTCCTCGGCCAGCTTCAAGAAACTTGGGTCCAGCGTCAAGCAGTCGTTCTCAACTGCTGGACTAATCGCTACTGCGGCTGTCACGGCGTTCGCTGCCAAGTCAATTGCCAACTTTGCCCAAGTGCAAGACGCAACCGACGCCCTTACCGCGACCTTCGGTGAGACCGGAGATGCTCTAGTTGCGTGGGCCAACGAGTCGGCGATTTCGTTCAACCTTTCGCGCCGCGAAGCATTGCAGGCTGCGCAAACGATTTCGGTGTTCGGCGATGCAGCCGGGCTGGCTGGCAAAGATCTAGAGCAGTTCACCATTACGCTTACTGAGCGAGCAGCCGAGGCCGCTTCGTTCTTCGGCGGATCAACCGTTGACGCTGTTAGCGCTTTTGGTGCTGCGCTGCGCGGCGAAATGGAGCCGATACGTCGATACGGGGTCACCCTCGACGACATGACGTTGCGCCAAAAGGCCTTTGAAATGGGCCTGATTTCAACGACAAGTCAAGCGCTCACGCCACAGCAAAAGACGCTTGCCGCCTACAACGCGATTCTGGAAAGCACCGCGCGCGTCGTTGGTGACGTTGAGCGCACGCAAGACTCAATGGGCAACCAGATCAAGAAGGCACAAGCCGAGTTTGACAACCTGACAGTTGTCATCGGTGAAACCCTAGCCGTGGCCGTGCTGCCCATCGTCGAAGCGCTGGGCCGGTTGCTGGGATTCTTCAACGGCCTACCCGGACCTATCAAGACCGCAACTGTTGCAGTGGCCGCCATCGGTACGGCAGCGCTCATCGTCGTCCCCAAAATCCTGGCCGTCAGGACCGCCTTCCTGCAAATGCAGACAGCAGCCGTCGCATCCGGCCAAAAGAGCAAGGCCTCCCTGGTAGCTGTCGGGGGAGCCGCTTCCCGGGCAGCCGTCGGCTTTACGGCCCTGTTCATCGCAGGTCAGACCTACGCCGCAACCAGCGAATCCGGCAAGGCAATCACGCTCGAAAGCGCCTACGCCACCGACCAGTACGCCCAAGCGCTCCGCGACATCATCCAGCCGGGCGTGGCCGGCGCCTTCGGCAACTTCATCTCAGGGACCGCAGCCGCCATTATCCCCTTCAACACTAACCTGGCCGACGCCAAGAATGTCCTTGGCCAGTTTGACGGGGAATTGGCTTCGTTGGTCACCAGCGGCAACCCGGAGGAAGCAAAGCAGCTCTACGACAATCTCGTCGCTGGCGCCGCCGCCTACGGGGCAAGCACCGAAGACGTTACGGCCCTGCTGCCTGGTTACACCGCGGCACTTGAGGCGTCTACCGTCGCCGTGACAGACGCCGGCGAGAAAGCCGTCATTGCTGCACCGCGGATAGACATTCTTACCGCCGCACAGCGGCGCGCCAAGAGCGCTACGGACAGGCTGATTGGCTCCCTTGACGGCGTCATTGCGGCGTTGGAGCGGCAGGCCGCCATGCAGTCTTATCGGGACGCAATGAAGCAATTTATTGATGACCCAACAAATGAAAGCGCTGCGGCAGTCATCACGGCAATGGATCAAGCCGCCCGCTCCTTCGATAAGCCGCGCAAGCAGGCCAAATTTGTTGAGACAGCCATCGGCGACATCAAAAAGGTCGCTCAGGATTCAAACCTTAGGTTGAAGCCAGACCTTGCCGACTCGTTGGATGCTGCCCGCCGCGAGGCCGACAAAGTCAAAACCGCAATTGACAACATCCCGACGCGCAAGACAATCACGATCATCATTAAGCGCAGTGGCTCCATTCCCACCATCCCCGGTAGTGCCGCCGAATACCCGGCCGCAGGAGGGCTCATCACGGCCCGTCGAGCCATCAGCCGAGGCAGCGACACCGTCCCGGCAATGCTGACGCCAGGAGAGTTTGTCGTCCGCAGATCCGCCGTGAAATCCTTTGGGGCGGATCTCTTCTCGCAGCTCAACCGGGGCATCAACCCGCTCGCCGGAATGTCCCCCACCGGCGCCGGTCGAGGTGGCGGTTTCCAGATCGGCACCATAAACGTGGTCGCCGCGCCTGGTGAGCGTGCCGAGACATCCCTTCCCCGCGCGCTGCGGCGTGCCTCGTTCCTGGCAGGCGTGAATGGCTGAGACGTACAAGATCGGCGCGACCGACGTCACCAC